ACAACCTTTAACATTAATTCTCTCTAAATTTTGTTTAACCCAAACATTCTGTTTTCCAGAATTTTTGTTTAATTGTTCTACTGACAATGGTGCAAGATTACCTTGGCTTGCAAATTTAGATCTTAATTGGCTTACAACACCCTTAACAACCCATTTTAAAATCGTAGAAAATAAAATGGAAAAACAACTTAAAGTGGATATAGATATTATACCACAAGTAATTGGATTGTTTAAAACACTACGGATATATCTTTCTTTCTTTTTATATAATACATATTGTCTATAAACAAACAATGATAAGTAACCAAATATGCATGTGGTAAAACTAAAAGAAAATAATAAAGGGGTGATGTACCACCATTTGTTAAAGCCAACAGTAGTCGGCATAAATGGATGCATAAGCACTTCCAAACTACCTGATTGTTTCTGTAGTTCATAAGATGATCTATTATGTGGATACACTTCTGCATAAGCATCTGACAAAGCTCGAGGTAAATCGGCTATGCGTTTCACTACAGATTTCTGGTCATCATTGTGTTTCTTTGCCATAGCGCACACCATAGTGTGCACCTCACGTATAGACATAGGTAAACAATTTCCATGTTTGTCGCTTTTAATAGGTTTCTTAAAAATAAGAGCTTTACCGTCATTCCCAGTAGATTCAATAGTAAAGCAATAAATGTCCCACAAATCTGCAAAAATAACGTCCAAATTATCGCTGCTATTAATTGAGTTCGTATACTCTCTAGCTAAATTGGGACACAATTGTAAATGTTGAGGTGCCACTCCCGGGTTCCGAGCAAATTTTTCTTTAACTTGTACAGATACAAATAAATTAAAACGACGCATTATTGATACCGGTTCCATAGAATACACGTTTGATAATAAATCTTCTACATTGGTTGTTACCGTTACTACTTTAGGTTCCAATGGAATTTTTCCTTTAGAAGCCAAATCAGCCATCACAGGATATGAAGCAATATTATTAACAAATTCTATTATTTTCTCCACAGGTGAATTCTTAACAAAATCTGGTTTTGTATTACACATATCATCTAACAAAATAGCCTCAGTTCCAAATTTGTAAGTAGAAAAAAAATTGTCGTTTGGATTATAAACTGTAGCATACTCCGGGCTAGGATTTCCTCCTTGTGCAATGACTGCACTAGTTGTAAGAATTTGAGATATTGAGCTTTTCCCAACGCTCGATCCTCCGTGTATGCATATAGCAAAAGGAGCTTTGCGCAATCTACCACACATAGACAATCGTACCATTTCTTGCAGCTTGGATTCTATGACCTCCCATTTTCTACGTACTATTTCGGCTTCGTGATTATTCAAATGTTTCAAAGCTGCATATTGCTTCTTATAATATTCGATTAATTCGGTTGCCTGTTCTCGGTAATCAACTTCATCCCTAAAACCAGAATTAATCCAATCAAGTTCTTTAACAGCTGGCCACGATGACACAAATTTAACATGCAATTCAGCTTTAACTAATTGCTCATAATTATCAAATAATAATGGTTTAAAAGACTTATGTTTAAAACATAAATGACCTATTTCTATGAAATAATCCACAGATTCCATAATTAAATCAAACACATCAACCGCAGTCGTGGTAGTTTTGGACGTTATCTTCTTTAAAAAAGATTCATTAAAAATTTTAAAACCTGCAATATTGAAATCTAATAACCCTCCAACACACGCAGTATTAGTAATTAATAGCATTAAAATTTGAGAACAAATTTTAAAAGCTTTACCATTCATCATGTTTTTAAAACTTTTATAACTTGACCTAAAAACGTTCAACAAATCAAAATGATTCGCATGTGTTGAATCTTCCACATT